CTTTTATTGTATTCTTCAAAAGCGGTTTTATCCCCCGGCTCCGCTGTACGCATGACTTGCTGAAAATCGAGCGCTAGGTCCGCATTCGCTTTTGCCGTTTTCGCCGTTATATCACTTAAGTTTTCTTGCTCTTCTCTTTGAGAAAGAATACTTCCAACTTGAGATACGGCTTGCCCCAAAGCTTGCAGTCCTTGCGCCGACGCCGCCCCGAATTGTGCAGGCGTCGCATAGTTTTTTTCCGACGGTCCTGGCGCCCTTACTTGCTGCCCGTACTCTCTTATAATTGGCACAAAATCACCTTAATCCTTCATAAAGCCGCCGGCGCCCATAAGTAGCGTCGCGGCCCCTTGAAATTTTCCTGCTTTTTTTGCGTCCTTTGCCGAACGTCTAAACCCCTGCGCTTGTCGTAAATAAGAGCTTCGCTCAAGCTCCCCTGCACGTCTAATATTTTGCGCATCTTTTTCCGCATTCGCTGCGTTATCCCTTAAAACTTCAAGTGGCGAACCTTCAAGTTTAACCCCGCTTGCGGCGACTGCGGTCACGTTGCGAGCTTCTTCCCTTTTGAAAGAAAGTCGAAATTGTCGTTCATCCTCTACCGCACGCTCACGGGAAAGCCTGGCGTTTATTTCCGCTTCTCTCGCATTTGCTTTTGCTGCGCGAACATTCGCCCGCGTTTCTTCTTGCCCCCCGATAAAAGAAGCAATCGTTCCTACTCCCATCAATAATGCTGGCAAAGCCATAATAATCCCCCTTACCTATCCTGCGTATGTAATTGCGGCATAATCGCAAGTACCATACTCGGTAGCGGCTGATCTTGCTCAAAACAAAATTGATTCTCAAAATCATAATCCGCTTCTATAGTCTCTGATATTATTCCAGAAAACAAAGGCACCGCTCTGCTTAACGCGTCCGACGCTTTTCTAAAAGTAAGCCTAGTTAAATCGCTAAAGCTCATTCCTATTTTCAACCCTAAAGACCTATGCAGTAAAATTCCTACTCTGTGCGTCCTTTGTGTTTTCCCTAACGCAGTCCCGTCCGCCGCGCCAACATTTAATCTTAACATTTTTCCACGGCTTAAATATCCAAGGCCTACTTGCACAGTAGTCGCAGGCGTAGCTAATGTTATGCTGCCAGACGCAACGGTTTTACTCGGCTGAACTGCGCCGTCCCCTAGTACGTCTACGGTCTGCCCCTCTAAATGAGTGAGCCCCGTAATAGTAGATACATACTTCCTCGCATATCCGCCCGACACATACGCCGTGTCATAAGCCGACGTGTCAATGTTATTACCCTCTAAATCAGTTAAAGCAAAAGTATTAGCCGCAGCACTCGCTACGAGAAAACTTTCTCCGTTTAAATCCGAAGTTTCATCCTCCGAATCATTTAAAATTCCTAAAATATCTGAAAGTAAAACCTTATCCCCATTACTAAATCCATGCGACGTACTTGTCACAACTGCGGGATTCGCCCTCGTAATCGAGGTTATCGTTTTAGGCGCGTCATATGTTAGTCCGCTATCTACAAAGAAAGCGTCTTTCTGCTCAATACTATCTTCAAACATTGGCGTCATGTATTCCACATATCTATTAACTGAACCGTCGATGTATCTTTTTACAATTAACCATAACTCGTAAGAAGTGCCAGTAGAGTTTGGAATGACTGCGACACTCTCAACTTCCGCGTCTGTTCCCGCCGCATCACTTGCACCGCCTACTATGTGTCTATGCCATCCTACCTTAAACGATTCTACGTCTCTCTCGTAAGTAAGCCCTACTAATTGGCCGTCGTCTCTCACACACCACAAAATAGGTTGTGGCTCTTTTTGCACAGCCATCTCAACTATTCCGCCTTCTGTTACGTGCTCTGCGAGCATGGTCATGTCAGAAGCTTTAAACCCGTCCGCATCAAAAAAATACATTAACTCTCTTATTTTTCTTCCAGCTTTTTGTAAAAACAAAATAGATTTTCCAAAGGCTACCGCTTGCACGTTAGCACTTCCATACGACGTGCTTTTTTTAGCTGATATATTTGTAGGCGTAAGTGCTTCCCCGCTTGAAGACGGGCGAATAAGCCACTCGCCCCCTGCGGTTCCCGCGAACAAACCTTTTTCGTCTGAAAGCACCCATCTGACTACGTTCACGTCATTAGCGTTAAAGGTAAAACTTAGCGCCGACGTTGCAATCACGGTTCCGTCTGTCCCCGACGGCGCAAAGTTGTAATAATCCGATGTTACGCTGCCATCCATTCTTTGCGGATAATTCGTGGCGCCCGCTAAAAAAAGGCGGTCTTCGTGGAAAGTAACAACTGCCGGATATCCCGTCGTCGCCGACCACACGCCTAGTCGCCAAAAAGTTTTAGCACTAGTATTGGTAAGCGTTGACTGAATATCTATCGTTATACTTCCGTAATGCACAAAGCTTGCTACTCGCGCCCATCCCCACACTGAGCCTTCTCTCAAACGAATAAGTCTACCTACATCAGTTGAAACAAACACACCTGGGTGCGCTGTTCCGCCGGCGGTGTACGCATTCACAAAAGTGGACCCTTGTAAATCAAAAGTATTCGCTGTGATAACCGTAACAGTCCAAGAGCCATTCGCTTCCGTCGTCCCGCCTACAGATTCTATCCCGACACTTTGCCCCGTTGAAAATCCATGCGTAGCTGCCGTTATTCTTATTAATCCAGACCCGTTATTGGCGGCGCCCGTTATATTAATCGCAGTCCCCGATTTTAACGTAACTCCGCTTCCCGTCGCCGCTCCCGGCGTTAATGAATACGCAGTTGTGTTGGTCGGTAAATAAGGCCCGTCTGAAAAAGAAATAGCCGCCAATGTCCATGTAGTATGTCCGGTACGAGATAAAGTTCTCGGCGCGTAGCTTGGATGACATATGTATAAAACGTCAGCGCTTTGAGTAAATCTCAATTGAAAAAGGTCAGCCGCTAAATACGGACTGGCTACTTCATAAGGGCTTCCGCCACTTTCGATCTGTCCGTTATTTCTGTAAAACCTTATGTATTGGTCGCCGAATTCTAATATGTACGCTTGTGTAGTTGAAAACTCAAACGACATAAGCCTCGAAACCGAGCTACTTGTTTTCGTTTCCGCCACATACTTTGTGCCGGACCTTCTTACTAACCCGCCCTGTAAAGACGGAATGTAGTTTTCACACGTAGCTAGCGCCTGCTTATATCGGTCTAACTCTACTCCACCGTATAGTAACGGACTAAACTCACCCGCACCGAAACTTGTTTGTATTGGTGAGACTTTAGGCATTTACTTAATCCCTTATTGTTATCCATTCATCTTCGGGCGGACGTTCCGCCACTTTTTCAATGGCATTCGCTTTTTTAGCTTGTGCTAAAATTTCATCGTACATAGCTTTTGCGTCTGCTTTTTTAGAATTAGACTGCGTTATTTCTTCACATAATTCCATCGCGAGTTTCGAAGATAATAACTCCCTAAACAAAACATCCATTTCGTTAGGGTCTGTTACATCGTAAATATATCTAACGTCTAGCGGATCATCCCAATCCGTAATTATGTTCCGCCCCTCTATCTGCCAATCTAAATCATTGAAATTTACTTCCGGATCTGGAGATAAAAGTCGGACGCAATCACTCGGCAAAGGAAAGCTGTTTTCCCTATTAAAAAGTGGCTCCGTCGTGCTTGCCGCTAATTGTGCCCTTTTTATCGCAAAATTCCACGGGTGTTTTCTCAGTTCGGCCAACTTGACCGGCTCATACGCCAAATTTATCGACCTGGCATTTCGAGAATCTTCAGTCAAAGAAGTAATACTCTTAGCGCCTAAAAGTTGTAACGCTCTATTCGCAATTTCAACTTTACTCGCCACGCCTTACCTCAATGTGCTGAATTTAAATATGCATACACCGCCGTTGCCGTGGCGATATTCGCTCGGTACTGCCCTTGCGGAAGCCATAACACTGCTGTCATTCCCGCTGCGGTCAAAGACCCTCCGGCTACATCTACCCAAGTAGACCCATCCGGAAGCAAAACTTGTAGTTTTACTGTACCGCCGCCAAACGTAGCCGTCGCCGAAAACGTAGAAGGCCCGCCTTTATAAAGCTTGGCGCTTCCCGTAGCCGACGCATTTTCCACAAGATTAACTCTCTGTGCGTTAGCCATCTAAGACTCCTTATGCTGGCGGCCAATTGCCTTTTATAATATGATTTTTAATTTTATCAATCGCGTCGATTACTTCTTGTTTCTCTACCCCGCGCGTGCTCCCACGCCAATTGACTGCCGTAGTCGCTAACTCAACGGTCAATTCAACTTTATCAGAGGACACCGCTGCGCCAGCCGCTTCTGTGATAGAAAACTCACCTTCGCCGATAGAAATACCATAACGTCTAGTTGCCATCTATAACTCCTTAAAATTTTAAAGGCGGGATTTTCGCCCCGCCTAAAGTTTTTAGATTGCGTATATTACTTGCAAAGATAGCGTTCCGCCGCCGACTGTCGCTTGTGTAAGCGTCAATACAACGTCGTAATCAATCTTTGGGTCCGCTGAAAGACCAAGTGCTTCCCACAATGGTTTTTCAATGTCTTCCACCCCATAAACGCCTGACTCAAAAGTAACATCGGAATTTTTAAGCGCCGTTGTTAAAGCTTGAGCACTCGCGAAATGGTCCGCATCTACAACCGCGCTACCGTTTTTAGTAGTTTGGTAAATCCCAATATCTGCCGTGCCGGTTGTGCCGACACTATCGCAAGATAAAAGAACTTGCATGACGCGTGCGTTAGACGGAAGCGAACACATATAATACTTCGATCCGATATCGTCAGCCGCCCCCGCTTCTGCGATACCCGCAGAAACTTGCATTGCGCCCTTCGAAATTCTCGCGTTGTTCAATACGCGAGGCGAAGCATCTCTATTTGTAATCTGTGTAGAGTACACCGATACTGTAGCCATTAGTTACCCCCTTATTCCGCACACTTAATTTCAACAACTTTTTCTTCCTCAAGTCGAGTAGCCCCAACCGTCATGTAAACATACGACTGCCAAGGTAATCCCTTGATATCTTTTCGTTGTGAAATATCAGTAGTTATATCATTCCATAAACCTAGATGCATACCTGATTTAGCAAATACCGGCACGCGTCTGTAACTTGACCCGTCGGTGTCAAGACGTTCGCAATGAACGAATTGAATGCCTAAGAACGACTTAAGTTTACCGTCAACTAGTACGGGCTTGTCGTTAAAATCTAGGCTGATTACTTGCGCTTCCGCAAGTAGGTTGTCTTCTTGTTTTGCCGTAACTACGCAAGTAATTGGCTCCGTATCTAGATCAACTTCAGCCGCACGTAACAACCGACGCGCTTCGCGAAGTTTTGCTACCGTTAGACCTGTGTTGCCGCTCGCCCCGTGGTTAACAGCTACTTGTTGCCCCGATGGGAAAGTCGTACTAGTAGAACCTGTCTTACCAGTTTTTGACGTTCCAAAAAAAGCATCAATGATAACGTCATCCATTTTTCGGCCCGCTGCATGTACGGCGTTTTGCACGTAAATAGACTGTGGGTCTGTCAAAAGACGAAGTTTATCGAAATTATCAATCATCTGTGGAAGGTCGAAATCAAGTGGCAAAACCCATCTACGATCCGTGTCCGCATCTACGCGGCCCATCGCTTCGAAACGGCCTGTTACTTCTTGCATTTCTACTTTGTCAATCTGATCGACCGGAGATGCTTGCTCCCCGATGTACGAACCCGAGCTAACTAAACCACGAAGTTTCGAACCTTTTTGTTGTAACAAAAGTTCAATGTTCGTCGCGTATTGCTGGGCATAGTGATTTGGTAAATTTAAAGACATTTTGTGCCCCCTAAAAAGTGTTTATCTTAAAAACTGTACTCTTATCGAAGGGCTTGTCTGCGAAGCAGGGCCTAACTTCATGCCGAGGGAAAGCCCCTCGGTCAGGCTACCGACTTTATCCGGCGGTCAAAATCGGCCCACAATAGAATTGCGGGTTATCGACTATATGGCTAAAGCATAACCTTAGCCACGCAATAGTCAATCGGAAGCTGCGGCCATTTCATGTAGTCTAGACATTTCGGAACGCGCTTTAACGTCGCCTTTTATGTATCTGCTTGTAAATTCTGGATCAGACTTTAGTGCCTGAATTCTGGATTTAGCTTGCGAAGGCGTTAGTATAACCCCGTCCCCGAAACCTTGCCCGCTTTGACCGCTAACAAAACCATGCTCGCCTATACGCGAACCGATATTGTGCATGAACTTCATTACCCCATCGAAACCCATAGCGCCTTCTAATGCTTTGAGCGCGCTATCTGGTAATCCGAAAGACCTGTACGCGGCTTGCGCTCTTGCAATGTTTTGCTGATACGCGGCGCCCCATTCTTTTTGCAAAGCCTTGGTTTGCTCTTGTACTTCTATCGCGTATTTTTCTTGCTCATGGACCGTCTGTACTGAATCAAATTCTTTTAGCTGTTCTATTAAACTCTGCGCTTGAGTTGTCGAAAGATTAAGTTGATGAAATGTATTTTTCGCCCAGTCCGCAAAAGTTTTGTCCGCGCCTTCATTTACAATAAATCCATATCCTTCCGGCGTAGGCGGTTTTCCTAACTTAGAATAAACGTCATTCCACTCCGGCGCATCCGCACTATCCGGCAATTTTAAAAGTCTTTCCTGCGGAACCCCTCTTAATTTTTCTAAATTAACGTAACTCTCTAAAAGCATTTTAGGATCTTGAAAGCCTTTGTTAGTTACGTAGTCTTTAAGCCCCGGATCAAAGCTATCTGTCCAGTGCGCCGCCACTGGTTTACTCTCTTGCGCGCCTTTAACCCCGGCGCCGGAAGCTCCCTCTACTACGGCACCCGCCGCGCCCGCTTGCCCTGATACTTCGGCATTTCCTCCGCTAGCGCCCGCTGATACCGCCCCCGCTGCTTCACTCATAAGTGTCCTTTCTGCTTAACTCCCATAACTCGTCTGGAGTTAAATTTAAATGTTTTTGTATACGTAGCCAAACTTCTCTGCGCCCTTCAAGCACTGCATGTAATCTTGCATCTTGCTTAAAAGTAGTTTCATTCGCCCTGCAAAATTTAGCTAAATCTTTAAGTACAATCTGTGTGTCCGCGTCTATGCCCCCGAATAAAGTGGCGTAAGCTTTTTTCCTAGAAAATAAAATGTTTTTTGCTTTTGCTAAAATATCGTCCATTTATAAAAGGAAGCTTATTTCTTTTGCGCCTTTTGTAAAGCTGCAACGCTAGGCGCAGCTTGAATCAGTTGTTGCTCTTGCGCCTGCTCTTCTCTGCCCTGCCGTATTGCTTGTATTTGTTCTAAACTATTTCGCCAACGGACAGGCACCGCATTAATATCAGATATGTCCGGAATTATAGTGTCCCAATTAAAATGATCTAATGGCGCCATATTTCCCGTAACATTAACTACATTAAGCGCAGTCTCTACCGTTCGCATCAATCCGGAAGCTTCTTCCGCTCTTTGCGCTCTAGATAACGGTGAGTCATATTCTACTTTAAATTGCGCGCCAGCTTCTTTTAATATTTCTGGCATCGGCGGCAAAAGACCTTGCTGAGATAAAACATCTATCTCCCGCTCAATTTGAGGGCCTAGTCTTTCCGATTGCTGCCTGCCAAAAGTAGGCGCCAACAATATTCCCTTTTCCCGTGTCCGCTCCATTACTTCAGTCGCCGTCATTTGCGGAGTTTCAAGTAATATCTGAAATAGTGTGACTAAGAAATTATCCTTAATGACATTTCTTTCTTCGTCCATCATATCTTTGCCCGCAGCTATGTTGCCCACAGGTAACGCGTGCACTAAAGGACGCCCGTCTTTACTCACCCCGCCCGCATTAGCCGCTCCCGGTTTTAAAGAAAAAGTATCCAATATGCCGTCATCATGAACCAAAAGAACTGGATCTACGGCCCTATGCCCTTGCTTTAAATAAGTTTTCTTTTGTTCGTTTAAAGTCTTAATCGCAGGCAAAACATCCATTGCCGGACTTCGCCCGTAAACTTCGTTAGGACTCTGCTCATACCTTGACGGCGTGTAAGGAAAAGTGTTGTACCCACCTTCTTCGATGTGCATTTTCCCTTGAAGCGAAATGTAATGCGACTCATATGCCATGCCTTTAAAATCTGCTCTGCTCGGGTCTATATCTAATCGAGGCCCCACGTAATGAATAAACTTGTATTCGCGCCCCGGAAAAGTCGCCGCCGCTTCTCTTATCATCACGGGACATTTTTCTTTAAATTTTTGAGTAGCTTGCTTCGCAGTTAAAGTAAAACACCTTAAAACTTCGTCAATTATCCCTTGATGATTTTCTATAAAAAACATCTCGCCTAAATGACAAGTCTTGTATCTAAGCCCGGGCTCAGACCCCGCCGCATCTACGTACATAGCTGCCGATCCAAACGCCCCTAATGATTTATTAAACATCATGTTTTGCGAAGCGAAATTTGCGATAGTTGAATATCTATATTTAAACAAAAGCCGCGTTACGTCTTCATAATAAACTCTGACCGCGCGGTCTCTATTTAACTCATCTACGCTTGACATAACTCGGTGCCATGTCTGATTTCTTGGCGTTAAATACGAATCTAAAATAGCTGCAAATCGATTTAGCGCCGTAGCCGCCGTAGAATCAAAAACTTCCTGATTTCTCTTAGACCCCGGAGTCGTTTCCCTATTTGTGAAATCAGCCGTGGCCGGATAAATTCTGTCCTTAATTTCCTGCCAATGCGACTCCCAAGTTCCGCGCATACCGGACTCTTGCTCGTAAAGCCTGCAAATTTCAAAAGCTTTTTCTTCTAAAGGACTATTCATTTTTAATTAAAATCCCATCAAGGCTTTTTTAGAAATAGAATCCTCATCGCCGTCCAGTCCCATCGCACTCGTTAGAAGCGTTTTGGATTTACTCCCTACTGCCATGCGCTCCGCTTCGATTCTTTGATTCTCGGCAAAAGCTTGTTTTTTAGACTGTTCAATGCTTGCGGCTTTCTCGGACGCCATACGTCTTTCTTCGCCTTGCTGGATACCTTCTTGGATTCGTTTATCTCGGCCAGAGGCTTTGTCTATTAGGCCGCCGCTAAAGTCGTTAACTGCCTTTGACGCTTTGTCCCCAAATTCAACTATCCCTTTTTGGCCAGTCGCCCGCGCTATTTCGCGTACGGGTTTAAGGGTAAAGTCCCCTACCCCCTGTACAAGTTCTTTGTACGGGTTCCCCCCTTTAGAAAAAGCCTTTCTCACTCGACTAAAAAGACCCACGCTAACCCTCCCCGGAAAGAAAATGTAAAAAACAAAAACCTAATCGGATACTCTTAAACTTTAAATTAGATAAAACAAATATCAACCAAAAATGTCGTAATTGGTGCCTTTAACACTTTGCCCGTGCCTATTTTCTTTATTACGGCTTACCCTAATGTCGCGTCTAGCTACTTTTACCGCAAAAGTTACCGCAAGTGCGTCCGCGCAGTCCGGACTCGCAACCCCGCGTTTTTTCATTTTCTCCTTTGCTTCAAGCTTAATTCTTTCAAATTTATCAAACCCATACTCCGGCCCCAAGATATCGTCTTTCAAATCTGAATCATTAGGAATACATCCGCCGGGTAGCCACTCCCGCATTTTAGCCCAAAGCTCAGTCCTTAAATCTGCCCACTCTTCGCCTTCGGCTTTCGACCCAAACCATATCTCATTTACCTTATACCCCAACTCCCGAAGTCTATCTATAACTCCCGTCCCGTTTCCCGCATCTACACAAATAGCGTCCGGTCTATACTCTTCAATGTACGCCATGCATTCGTTGGCCACGGCCATATTATCGAGACCTTTAAGTTTAATTGGTAAAATACTTCTCGCATCGCGCCCCCTTCTAAAATAAATAACAGTCGTGTCGTCCCCAAACCTAGCAACGTCCACCCCCATTATGAGGCCTGCAAAATTATCCTTTTCTGTCTCTCTGTCAACTGCGCCCTCCACAACTTCTCTTGAAATAAATTGCTTATCACCTTGGTTAGGAAACAGCCCTTTTACTTCAATGCGCGCCTCGTCCGAATCTTCCCCGTGTTTCTCTACGATTTGTCCAAGTAGTTTTTTATCTGTCCCTTCTACTTTTCTAGAATCTAAATTGCGCCTCTGCCAATATTCCCGCATCCGGTGAAAACATTCGTAAAATTCCCCCGTGTTACGACGTGGGTTTGAAAAACAAAACCAGTACCTATGAAGTACAGGCTCCGTAAAGAACCCCTCCGATACCGTCCAAATAGGTTTTGGAATACCCGACGCCTCGTCGAATATTAAAAGAACTCCGTTATGATTATGAACCCCGGCGAACGCATCCGGATTTTCTTCACTCCATAACTGCGCCTGTGCATAATAATATCCCGTATCAATCTTTAACTGATTCTTAAGCGCCGTCTCAAACCACGGGTTGGGCCTTAACGTTAAAGCCGTTCTCTCAAACCAATGGCTATTAATCATTAACGTATGCCACTTCCCCAACTCCGCCCACGTTCTACTCTGAAGCTGCGGCCCCGTATTCGCAGTCGTAATCGCGGTACTACCTAACACGCAGCTAAGCATCCATAAATTTAGCCACGCCGTTAGCGCCGACTTCCCCACTCCACGGCCCGATGCGGTAGCACTCTGATATATCTCCGGGTCCAGCCCTTTTTTAATTCTCTCTTTGTTTTTTATAATGTGGTCTTTGATTCTAGTTAACTCTTCTTTTTGCCACGCCCTCGGCCCGTCCTTAAACCTCTCAAGCGGCGCGCCCTCTTTCCCCCACGGGAAAACAAACATCACAAACGCTAGCGGATCTTCCGCAATCTTCGGCGACCATAACTCTGTCATTAATTTCTGATCATCCTGCGGAGAATACGGACTCGAAACAGACACTAAAAACTCCCGGAGCCTGGACGAATAATGCGCGAATCTTCCGCATCCGGGCAAACCTTCTTCGCCAAAGCATGGAGTGCATACGCAAGCATCTGCCCCATTGAACCGCACTTCTTTGTCGAAATATAATCCTCCACGTTACCCGCCGCATACGCCTTCACAAAACTACCAGACGGGAACTTTACATCTTCAAATTCTTTTCTTCTTACCGCCCCATACACAATAACTATCTCGTCACCTTTTTTCATTCTATCCCCCACGCTGGCTTAACTATCTTTTCTAAAACCAAAACAATCGAATAATTCCCCTTAGAATGTAATTCTCTCCCAAGGCTGTAATCAAACTTATAATCAAAATCCATTAAACACCGCACCCTATAGCTGTTCGGCTCTAGCGATTCTTCCACTTCCCGCATCAAACTCGCCGGCGTATAAAATCGCTTGTGATCTTTGTTGTACACACTCGGGATGCATTCTTTTTTCTCGTACAAAAATTTGTGCGGTAGTATTAAAACCAAGTGCCCTCGCGTTTTAAGAATTCGAAACCACTCCGATATACTTAACTTATAATCGTCTATGTGCTCCAGGCAATGCGAGGAAAAAACACACTCAAAACTTTCGTTCTTAAACGGCATGTGCGACGGGGCGAACCCCCTTGTATCCTTGTCATATCCAAGAAAATCTAGTATTGGCGTACTTCCTCTGCCGCCGTATCCAATATCAATTCCGTTTTTTAAAACGCTCTTGATGTTAAACGGAACTTCTGAATCTAAATAATTTAAGAATTTATGCGACTCATTCACTCGAAGATTCCTTTATCGCTAAATCAATCGTAGAAATCCAACTCTCTGAATTTAATTCTCTTATACACGCGGGCGTGTTTTCTTGGTACATACACGTCGTAAAACTATGCCCGCCTTTTTCACTAAAATGAAATCTCATCTTCTCTTGGCAAAACAGGCATTTTACTTTTTCTTTATCTCCGTAAAGCTCATAAGTAATTCCGTGCGGCCTAGGGATTCTTCTCTGTTTTGGCCCGGCGATTGTATACCCATACAAAATAGTGGCATCTGTCATTCCCGCTAAATGAAGTAGCCCATTGTCAATCCCCAGCACCATTTCCGCTTGCTGCATAATCTTAGCCGCCACTAATAAACTCGTCCGGTTTGTTAAGTCCAACCCCTTAGATAAATCCGCCCCCTCCGGCAAACTTATCTCCCGCTTCCCCATTTGCGTTTTACCTAAATAAACCGGAACCCGCCCAATACTTAAAAGATAATCCGAAACTTCGTTAATAACTTTTCCGGGCATTTTTCTTGTTAACGCTTCCGCATACGGAGTTATGACCACGTACCGACTCCCACTTAATTCTCCGGGCACCACTCCAACTTCGGCGTCTGATAAATCAAGCTGCAAATACTCTTTATCCTTTTCGTCGTCGGGGATAATTCCGTTAAATAGCAAAAAACCTAAATCGACTAAAGACATCATCGTCGCATTCGGATAAAGCATTTGCTCGCGCAGAGGTACGCAGTCTAATAATCTATCGGGTATCGTGTTCTTGTGTATTCTCCAGTGCGGATACTGTCTCATCACATTGGTCGCTATCTCTACTAAGTATTCCGGAATAATTAAATGCCCCCTGACCCACGGGTAATTCTCCGCCACATACCTAATCGCAGGAAGCCACGCTATTGCATCTCCTAAAGCGCAGGTAGTCCAGCCGGGGAGTGAAAATTTAAATACCACTTCTATCGGCTGGATCATAGACCCGTTACGGTAATTGGGATTTGTTACTAAAATCCGCCCACTTTTGTTTTCCACTAAATTACATTTCGTCGTGAATAGCTTCGAAGTCCTCGGCACCCGCACGCACTAGATCCGATACTTGTTTTCTCAATTTAATAATTTCATCCTTAAGACGAATGTTTTCTTCTTGCGCTTGCTTTAAAAGAAGATCAGTTCGTTTTAATCCGTCAAAACCCGGAACCCATACGTGTCTACACTTAGAACAATAACGCTTACTAGAGGCGTCTTCCGCCTTAGCGAAAATCTCGCTCGTACATTTCGGACACGCTTCTTTTTTTGCCACCCTAACCTCCGCTGCTAAAGGGGCGACCCTCGCAAAAAGGCCAGCCCCCGAGTAAAAACTTTAACTAAAACGTAATCGTTCTTTGCGATACGTGCAATATTTTCAGAAAAATAAAAAAATTTTTAACGGAAATATAAAATTGGACGCGCGTAGGTACCGTTGAAAACAGATTTCAAACGAATTTCCTCCCCCACCCCCGTCCACACCCCCCGGGTCTAAGGCTAAAGCCCAACACTTTGTCTAGGTCTAGAGGCATTTTTTTAACGGCATTCCTTAGTTATATCACGCATTTAGATGTTGTTTTTGAAATCTGTGTAACATAATGCAACTTATCGGATGAAAGTCTAGTAACCCATTGATACTACTCATCTTCGTTATCTTGCCACACTTTCTTGGGTGTTACATCTATAAGGCCAGCTAATGGCATTTCCGAATTCTCGTACTCTTTTGAAAGTCTGGGTGTTTCAATCCTAGACCGCGCTTCTTTAATGGCGCCACTCAAATCAATCGTTTGACTCACATGAATGTCCACTTTGTCGCCATAAGTAGTCGGTTTACGTTTCGACAATAACCACTTGTGATTATCAGACTTTAGCCGCGCTCTTTGAACATCAATGTAATCATCTGCCATTGTTATTAATGCATCCGCTAAATGCTCTAATCCCTCTTGCCGCGCAGAGTCGAAACTCTTTTGAAAGTTTGGGTTATCTTGTCTGTATCTCCAGAAGTGTATTTCGCTTGTAAGTATGCTATTTATAATGGTTTTTAGCGATTCACCTTTAGCTGCAAGCTCTATCGCCAAATCCAACTGCTCATTGGTGTATTCAATCGGCGGCGCTTTTGGCCGTCCTATCTTATTATTTTGATCGCTCATTAAAATATAAGGCCCCTATTTGTCTCAAAATGGTATGTCGAACTAAACCAAAATGTCTATAAGTTATTCAATTTGAGAAATACCCGATTTTTTGAGGTTTTTTAGATTTTATCTGTTTTTGATACATTTTGTGTATAAAAGTTCTACAGCCCTGAAGCCTACAGGCCTCAGTTGATCCGGCTAGTTAGCGCTGGCACGCCCAGTGCAATACCTGAATGTAACAAACGCTTAAAAAGGAGATAGTTATGAGCAAGATATTAAGTATTTCAATGGCAATAGTTATAGCTTTGGTAGTTCTAACGGGCATCAAAGCTGTTCACGACCTTAATGATGGCCGAATCAAAAGAGTAGTTATTCAAATGAGTGGCGTTGGTATCAAAAACGCACAAGCTAATAATCAGTAACTTAAGTAAACCCATGTAAGGGGTTAGTTAAACACGAAATAGGAGATAATTATGAGCACACGCAGTCAGATTAAGTTAAAAAATAGTAGCGATAATATTCACATTTATAAACATTGGGACGGCTATCCAGAGGACGTATTGCCTGTACTGGTGCCCTTCGTTCAAGATTTTATGGCATCACGCGGTTACGACGAATGCTATATGCTCGCCCAAATAGTGCGCGCGTTCGCCGTTGCTGACCATAAATATAACGAAGAGCAAGCCAAAAAAAAAAATCCAGAGCTATTCAGCGGTGACGATAAAAGTCCATACAGATTCCTTGGCTGGGGCTTGGATCTCGAACATCACGGCGACATTGAGTATCTATACGAGATCGACGAAAATGGCGCCATTTTTGTTAATGGTAAAAAGCTGACAACGGCGCAAATACGTAAATACACAAAACAGGGAGGTTGAACATGAATAACCTCATAAAACTACAACTTTTATACATATCGCTCGACCCTCAATACAATTGGTATTTGAGGGAAATAATCAAAAACATAATCCTTAAAGGGGGTTTAAAATGAAAAACTTAATACTATTAGCCTTATTGTTATCCGCCTGCGCATCTAAAAAAGACGCGGGTGCAACCGGCGGCCCATCTTGTCAAACTTTGGCGGGCCACTACATATCAAACCAAAATGCCGCCGATACTCTAGACATAGCTAGTAACTGTACATTCACAGACTCACTATGTGGCTACAACGCGGCCTACACAGTACCCGCAAGTGATTGGGCAACCACGATCACAGTATTTGGGACCAATGGGACACCGGCATGTCTAGCCAATACCGCGCACACCTGTGAATTAGAGTATGACAGTGTATCGGGCGGTCTAGCTATTGAATGCGACGGCGGGGCATATTTAATGCTTTTTTGGAAACAATAGCCCGCTAAAGCAGATAGGCCCCTCGCAATTTTGGCTAAGATTTCGGATTTTGCTACACTCTAAAATAAGAGTTTTACTGGAAAGGACGTATTTATGGCACAAAAAGAAAAAGATGAATTAAACGAAGCACTTTTTACGGCGGGCATACTTTTATTTGCGGCGTTTCTTGTCTTCGCCCTTAAACCAGGCGGCTTGGTTTGGTTTTTCTTCGGCGTCGATTCTAGCTCTACTGCCAAACCAACCGGCGTCTCTTGCTTTCGCCGCAAAACTTTTTATAACGTCTACCGTACTTTTAGACTCTTCTTGCTTACGTTTTTTAGGTTCGTCTGGTTTAGGCATAGAAAAGCACTCCTTTTATCTACGGTTGTATTTACTTTTTTATTCTTTCATCCCGATCGTATATTAGCAAACCTTTTCGATGAGCGAACCCTTTGTCCAGATGGGTACGCCTACCAGCTTGGAAATGGGCACTACATCCGTTGCGAGGATTTCGACGAATTTCATGAAGGTCTCTCTAGGGGCATTTTCCGTAAAGAATTGTATTTAAAATAGGCACAGAAAGGTAACTTTGAAAATGGAAACAAAAGTTTTAGAACTACAAGTTCGCCACACTTACGGTCTTGAACGAATATATCCAATAAACCCGCCTGCCGTACTTTTAGCCAAGCTTCTAAAAAAGAAGACCTTTGATCGGGAAGACCTAAAACTTCTAGCCGAGCTTGGCTACACCTTTTCTTGGGTTGCGGCTTCAATTTAGGGAAAACACCCGAGCAGTTAGCCAAAAACGCCTTTTCTAGCCACCGATAGAGGACCCGTTCTAATCCCGGTTAATTCCTATTATGTCTGGAAAATGCCTAAAAATCAAAATTTCGTAACTAATTGAATATTCTATCAATTCCGGATATTCCTATTATTACTATTATTTAATATAATTATATATATATATATATATATATATATATATAACATGTATTACTGATTTTATGCCAATAAGCAGACCCGCGTTTATATGGCTGAACTTGACCGAGATGATAGGAATGGCCGTTTTCCTTTGGCTCACATCCCTTTGCCCAACAATTTCGGATACTTGCGTTTTTCCAGTTTGTTTTTTATGTCAGGAAAAATTCCAGACATAATAGGAATGGCCCTATTTAGCCCCCCGGTATTCGTGCCGCGCCGTGCTGGGGCTTTTGCTTTTAAAGTCTCACAAACCTTAGTAGTTTTTTAGCCATGTACTTTACGACAAAGATAAAAAGAAGACTTGAGCAGAAGCGCAAACTTGAATTAAAGCTTGAGGCGTTAAAGCGCCAAGAGTCCGAGACCAAAAAAATAGCGGTAAAAGAGAAGCTTGTTCATGGTAGGCGTAGGCCTGAAATTACTGGCATAGGCAGGGCCCGGATTTCCAAGGTATTACACCGGGAATTAATGGCCACCCAGGCGGGGCGTATTATCAGTTTGTTTGGAACGGCGTATGCTTTATGTCGTGCGGTTAACCGGATTTTGCCTGAAGGCGAGAAGAAGTGGCATCCTTCTACTGTATATAGATGGGCATATCCGAAGGAAGTAAACCGTGGAACTGGCGGCGAGATACCGACTAGAAAGATTAAGACTGTACTTAGGGCGGCGAGGTATGAAGGAATTTTGATTACAATAGATGATCTTTACCCTAACCTTTTTGATTAGAACTGGCGGTAAAAAGCGTGGGCGCGTTTAAGGAAATGGAACTGGCGTTGGAAGACCATTTAAGCGTAAAATTAGCTGATTTTTTTAGAGACAAGGAAGGTCAATCGCTGGACCTCATACCTGACGAGGACGAAAAGCCGCACGCCGATATTTCGACGCACGGGATGATCCCTCCGAAAGACCCGAATAAGCGAAGAAATTTCTTATATTATGAGCATCCGTGCTGGTGTTCGCCGGATTTGATATATAGGGATGAGCATAAAAAGAACGATGCGTGGGTGCATAAGCGAGTACAGTAGCGTTTTATGTATTTCTGTACTTAAATTTAGCCAAAAAAGGAGTTGAATTGTCTTGTTTTTAGTTATCTGTTTAGTGTGGACAGCACTTGTAGTGGGGTTACTTTGGCCGATAAAAGCGGAAAACGAAATATCATTTTGGGTGTTGATCCCGGTATTCGCGGCGCTATCTGTGTATTTGATGTTTCTTCTGATAAAATAATCGATATCCACGACATTCCGACTTATAAAAAAGCGACTAATGCCCGTGCGCAGGGTTTTTTCGAGTATGTGGACGCACATTTATTGGTAACTTTGGTGGAAAAATACGCAAAATCGGTAGCCATGGCTGTATTAGAAGAGCCTGGCGCTATGCCGAAGCAGGGGTTATCTAGTACATTTAATTTTGGCCATACATGCGGGATTATTCACGGAGCACTTGCTGGGTGTTATCTGCCCGTGGTTCCGGTAAAGCCGCAGGTTTGGAAATTAGCGATGGGATTAAGTAGCGACAAAGAAGATACTAGACGCCGGGCGAGTCTGGAATTTCCTAATGAGAAGGTGTTTTGGCCGCTTAAGAAGCATCATGACCGCGCGGAAGCGGCGCTTTTAGCTTTATATGGGGTTAAATATCTCAGTAAATTGATAGAACAAGCTCAATAATTTTTTAGTTTTTCACGATAATATTACTGGAAATTGTTATACATTCCTTGTATAAAGCGATTGTCCAACTCATTCAAGTCCTATAAGGGGCTTCAAGGTTTAAGTTTGTTGAGCTTTGAAGCCCTTCCTTTTTAAGTCTTCTTAGTTTTATAAATTTAGTTAGTGCGGCGCTTTTCTTTTTATTTTTTGATGCTCTATCGAGTCTCTCGTCTATGTAGTGGTGAAAGCGGCATTCGGCGCAAGTTGTTTTAATTATGTGGTTAGTAAATTGTTTCTTTGTGTAAGTATAGACGCCGCAAAGTTCGCATGTGCTTTTCATGGCGGGATTAATATATTAAGAATTACATACGCGCAAGAAATAAGATGACGGGTTATGGCGGATATGCCTAAATATGAAAAACCTAAACCAAGTAAAAGGAGATAAGTATGCCATTACCAGCACTAGTACACGTAGAAGGAAAAGTTGGAGCTATTCGCGCAGTCGTAGGCGACCAAGCCGTGAGTGAGCTTGAAATTCAAATTACCGAAGGCGGCGTTGCTAAGACTTTCCGCGCACCCTTGGGCTCAGTGAGCATCTTAAAAACAGAAGGCCAACCGGATAAAGTTCTTTTCTCGTCAGACGACGGGATTGAGTAATCTGATTACTTAAGACCTAGGAATTTAGCGACCGTTAGGAGCTTTTGAACAAAGGCTCCGAAGGTCCCCGCCGTCGTGTGGCTCGTAAGGTTCGCGTCCCAGACGCTTGAGCCTCCCCCAAGAAGAGAGCCAGTTCTGTTATTCGTGGTCGAATTAGCCTTGTATGCAAGTCCCGATAAAACTTCGACTGCGGCAAGATCCGTCCAACGGTCTGATCCGTCATACGTTCCCGTCTTAGTTGAATTATCAAAACTAACTCCCGTTTTTGTATTCGCCTCACTCGGGAGATCGAGTGTTCCGGTCAACTCACTGTTTGAATAAATAACTCCCGAGCGTACGTCAGTTACGGCTGGACAGTTTTCATTTCGCTGAATTGCGCCGATATCCCGGTAATTTGTAGTGAGTGCGCCGGGGAAGAGTCCAGGGGCGGCAGTCGCTTTAAGTGCCGAGCCCACGGAGAAATTTCGCCCAATTGTAATCTGATAAACGTGATCCGCGACGCCACTGTTTCCAGGGGGCGAGTCAAATGTTAACGTGGTCGCAGTGAGTCCAGTGATTGTGTAATTACCAAATGTTGGTCCCGCAGTTCCGCTCACGATATAACATACGTCGCCGACTACGACACCGGCTGTGATGAATGAGGCAGAAAGACTAGTTAAAACACTACCTGATATCGTGGCGTCTGATCCTGTCACTTGCGTTACACTTGTGAAGCTCGGATTAAGTGCAACGTCTGTCGCCCCTTTAACCCAGACTGAAACGTCAGTGTCGTTATTATGAAAAGTGTTCGTGTCACTGAAATTTGTTCGGGCAGTCGCGTGGACAATACCTGTGGTAAAGCCACTTATAATATTATTAAAGACCCGATGCAAAGTACAGCCTGCGGCCATGTTAATTCCTACACTTGTCGTATTCGCCGCGCCGTAGAGGGTATTTCCTGCAATAATACAATGCTCAGTGTGAGACGCAGACGAGTTAATCGCATACGTCGTGCATCCTTCGATAATATTATCCGTAATCGTGCAAGGATTTCCTGTCGAGGAATTTCGAATGCCTTCGACACTCCCCCGGATATAACTCTGCGTTACCATGGCGCCCGAGCCGTTGACTAAGATTCCATAACCCTTCGAGCAGATGGCCTCACATTGGTAGGCTATACTATTATGACTCGCAAGGGAGAGGGCATTACGTCCTGCCGTCGTGCTCGGGTTCGAAAACTTACAGTACCCGATAACGCTTCCGATATTAACGGAGCAGGCACTATTACCCTCGCCCGTAACATCCATACAGTACATGTCCCAGTAGTTCCACAGTGCGACCGTAGTTCCGGCACCGTAGACAAACTTAGGCCGAGTACTTCCCTTCGGACGGTCCCCTCGCGTAGTCTGATATCCTTCGATTATGTGGTGACTGACTGCGGTCCCTGCGTCAGCGAGAAGTAACACGGCACCTAAGTTATAGGTTCCAGACTTAACCCAGAATTTAATCCCCGGATTCGTTGAAAGTGCATTATTAAATACGGCAAGATCCGTACTGTGGCCAAGCGAAATCGCGCCGCCAATATTCATCACGCCATTTGATCCGACACCCGTACAAATTGAAGTGCCCGCCTGGTTCGTCGAGCAGGTAATTGAAACGCCTGCGACAACGGAAGTAATTTCAAACCATGAATTGTTGGTAAAGTTCGTGCCCGAGACGGTTCGAATTCCATTTCCGACCATGTCCGCTGCGGCACTTGCTGTGAGTATTGTATTCCCGGCACCGGCGCTCGTAACCCCGGTAAGAGCATACTGAGCCGCGTTTTGCTGTGAGTAATCCGTACCCGAGGCACCCGTTACGAAGAAACCTCCGTTAACATTTCCTGAGGTCGCACTCGCTCTTATCTCAAACACGGAATTAGCTGAAATAGGCACTTAATTTCTCCTTAAGAGTAAGAAAGGGAGGCGCGATTATCCCATATATTGTCAAACGAATCATTTGCATCTGCCCACGTAATAGAAGTTACTGTGCCGGAAACTGTTATTTTTTTAATCTGCCAACTAGCGGCACTCGTAGCGGTTCCCATTACGGCTTGTCCGATGTAAGTTACCGAGCTTGAAGGCTCGTCGATAGAAATAGCTAACCCGGCGCTGCCTAAATTAACGGTATGTAGCCCGCGTTTAGTCCCGGCGGACTGCGCGGTAATATCGCCGTATAAGTTTGTGGCGTCGTTAGGGTCATTTACTAACCCGGTAGTTTTGCTTGGCGCTAATATTTTACCTGACATGATTTTTAGGATATGCGATAGCAAAGGTATGCACAAGCTTTTCCCCTACCAAGAACAAGGGATTAAATACCTATCTGGCAGAAAACACGCGCTTTTAGCGGATGAAATGGGCCTCGGTAAAACAGTCCAGGCCATCCGTGGCCTTGATGCTATCCTAGCAAAGACTGCCATTGTTATTTGTCCAAGTGTGGCGAGAATAAATTGGCTCCGCGAGTTTGAAATGTGGGGCCAAATATCAAGGAATATAGTTATAATGGAGCAGCTTTCCGACATGCCGCCGCAAGATAGCGTAATCATATGTTCTTTTGATTATGCCACGAGAAATTTTGAAAAACTAAAAAAGATAGGGGCCGAAGCGTTAATTTTAGATGAAGCGCAATATGTAAAAACGGTTGGCGCCAAAAGAACAACAGCCATAATGGGAAAAAACGGGGTGTTGCATTCGGTTAAAAGAGCGTGGTTTCTGTCAGGTACCCCCGCGCCCAATCACCCCGGCGAATTGTGGGTTTTGCTATTTACTTTTGGCGTGACAAAAATGGCACACGATGCTTTTATAGAAAAGTATTGTACTTATCGTAAAACCACTTACGGGGTACAAATTACCGGCGCAAACCGAGCAAAAATCCCCGAGTTAAAACTTTTATTAAAAGATGTAATGCTTAGACGTTTAAAAAAGGACGTTATGAAAGAGCTTCCTCATATATCGTATACATACGAGCACGTACTTCCGGGTAGAGTAGCAATAGAAGATCAGGCTAGTTTCATGGATTATTTTGTGCCCACAGACAGACGCGCGGAGCTAAAAGAAAAATTACAAAAAGAAGCTGAACTTTTGCGGATGGTATTCGATGCGTCGGGGGATAACGCCGACGCTAAGTTCAAAACATTAGAAGGTGTTCAGCAAAGCGTGTCAACTCTCAGAAGATTTATAGGATTACAAAAAGTAGAGCCGGTAGTTGAATTAGTGAGAAGTGCTTTTCAAAACCATTCCTATAAAAAGGTAGTTTTGTTTGCAGTACATCGCGATGTAATTGAAGGTCTAAGAGTAGGTCTACAAGAGTTTCACCCAGTAGTTATTTATGGCGGTACGGACCCGAAAAAAAGGCAAAGAAATATAGATAGATTTCAAAAGTACGATAAGTACAAAATATTTATTGGTAACATTCAGGCCGCAGGTACAGCTATCACATTGACGGCAGCGCACCACGTTTTATTTGTAGAACAAGATTGGGTTCCGGGGAATAACGCGCAAGCTGTTATGCGAGTACACCGAATTGGGCAGGAAAATAACGTGTCGGTGCGGTTCGTCACAATAGATAAAACCCTAGATACTAGAATAGCTTATCTACTTCGTAAGAAAACAGAAGAGCTAACCGAAATTTTTGACTAGACATTATTTTATTTTTTAATCTATATTCTTTTTACAAATTAATTCACTTTTTTTCAGGGGGAAAAATGGTAACAGTCACATTCGCTTGCGAATCTATTCCGC